GAGACCCCCGATGCAGCTTGACCTCACCCCCGCTCAATTCCAGGTGCTCGCTGGCCTGCTTGACGCAGCGATCAAAACCCTCGGCATCCGCGCGATGGAGGATGACGTGGTGGACCTGATGCAGGTGGTTAAGGCCGCGGCGCAGGCCGAAGCGCAGACGCAAGCCCAAATGGACGACGCTGCGTGAGCGCGGACTTGATCCCCATGCTCGCCATGTGGGCCATTGGCCTCTCCACTGGATACAGCCTTGCTCACGTCGTCATCGGGCTAAACAGACGGGCAGGCACAACAAGGAATTAGGCCATGCCGTTGATTGTTGAAGACGGGACCGGCCTGGATGAGGCCGATGCTTATGTGTCTGTGTCTTACTCCAACACGTTCGCGGAGAGCCGCGGCTGGACGGATTGGATTGCCGCTACTGACGCCGCCTGCGAAACCGCGATTCGGGAAGCCACGGCCTACATCGACACAATTGCGCGCTTCAAAGGCCTGCGCCTCAAGGCGAGCCAGATGCGGGAGTTTCCCCGCTCTGACCTTGCCGACTGGTCCGGCTATCTGGTCACGGGGGTTCCCACCCGCGTCAAGCACGCCACCATGGAGCTTGCTCGTAAGGCCCTGTCCGAAAGCCTCTATGTCGATCTCGACAGGGGAGGGCAGGTCAGCGCGGAAAGCGTGGGGCCGATCTCGGTGAGCTACATGCCCGGCGCTCCGGTGGGGAAAATGTTCCGGGCGGCGATGCAACTTCTCGAACCCTACATGCGGGACAAGAACCAGCTCTATTCCATGGCCGACTCTGGCGCGGCCACGGTTCCTGAAGAGCCGATCTTCTCCATCGGCATGCACGATACCGGCGATCCGACGTGACCGCCTACGCCTCCCAGATCGCCCTTGCGGATCGCATGGTCCGCGCCAAGGGAAAGGTCACAACCTTCACCCGCCCTGGGGTGGCGGTTGATCCGGTCACGCAAATGCCGGCGGGCTCAGAAGTCACCTTCACCGCTCCCTTGCTCGCGCTTCCCTTGAGTGCAGGCAAAGCGGCGCAGATGTTCGGCGCAAGCGCCAACGTCTCTAAAGCCCGCCTATCCTGCACCATGGCGCTCTCTGGCGTTTCCCAATCCCCTCAGGAAGGGGATCGGTTCACTTGGGCCGGGGTCCAATATCGGATTATCACCGCGCCCGAATTGCTCAACCCTGATGGCGATACAGCCATCATGGCGACGTTTGTAGCGGAGGCTTAAGTGTCCACCGGGGCGGACTTTTCGCGCACCATTCAGCAATGGGTGCAGGAACGCCAGCAAGCCCTTCAACAGGTGGCGCGGTCCTCTATCCAAGACTTGGCGGAAGCCGTGGTGGAAGGAACCCGTGTCGATACCGGAAACCTTCGCGCCCAATGGCAACCGTCCATTGGGGCGCCAGCCCTAACTCTTGCGCCGCAGGGGCATGAACCCCTCGCCACGCTTTCGGTGATGCTCGGATCGCTTCCCGTAGGGACCGTGTTCTATCTGATAAACAATGCGGCCTACGCCATGCGCCGCGAATACGGCTTTGTCGGCGTGGATAGCCTCGGCCGCTATTACAACGACGCGGGGGATTTCAACGTGCAAACCCAGATTGCGCGGTGGCCCTCCTTTGTTGCCAAAAACGCCCAAGAGTTTGGTTTTGGCTTGTGATTAGGAGAATGACATGAACCCGATTTTGAAGCGTGCTGTGCAAGTCGCCGCCGCTCAGCGCGCCGCAGAGACCAGCGAGGTTGTGGCAAAAGCCTGGAAGCGCTTCAAAAATAGCCCCCGTCAACGGAGCTCGGATTGGTCTAATGTGGACCAAGAAAAGATCCTGCGCGGCGACCGCTCCCCGGTGAACAACAAGAAGTACGAGCAACTCTTGGGGCCGTCCCTCGACGGTTACAAGCCCGTTTACGGAACGAGCGGCTACAAGGAATACTTCGCCAACCCCAAAACGCAGCGCAAGCAAGAGCGCCGTGAGGCGGCTAAGCGGATGAAGGCATCTCTCGGGGCTGGCCAACGGATCGTCAACGGCAACTTGCGCCGGCAGGGCTCCTACAGTCCGAAGCGATTCCAGTTCACGCCGTGAGCCTCAAGACCCTTCACCCCTCCTTGCGGGCGGCGTTCCGTGAGCGGTTGTTGACGGTAGTGGACGTGGATGCGTCGCCTGGCAGCGTCACCGCTTCGGGCGGCGTCTATGCGCGGGCTTCGGGCTCTTGGATCACGGACGGCTTTCGCATCGGACAAGAGGTGCAGGTGACGGGCGTGGGCTCTGGGACGGTGGTGCGGGTCAAATCCCTCACAGCCTCGACATTGACCACGACAGGCACGGCAACGGGCTCAGGCGCATCGCCTCGGTTTCTGGTGGGTTTGCCCCAAGGAAGGGCCTGGGAAGGGCAGGGGGTTTATCGGCCGACCTTGGGTCAGCCCTACATCTCAGAGGCCTATGTCCCGGCCAATGCCGCGCGGATCACGCAGGGGTCAGGTGCGTCCCCAACAATTCAGCATGACATCAACGCCAATGTGACCCTGTTCTATCCGGCCTCGGAGGGGACAGAAGCGATCGAACGGATGGCTGGGGCGATCCAAGCCCACTTCATGCCCAAAACCAAACTGACCCGCGACACCATCGGCGCCCGCGTCATGGATGTGCGGCGCTCCCCCGTGATGATGGATGGCGATTGGCTCTCTGTCGGCGTCACGGTGCAACTTCTGGCCTTCACGATAGGCTGAAAAGCCCCTGATCCATCCATCCTCAAGCCCGCCCTCTCGGCGGGCTTTTTCGTTTGGGAGAAAGCCTCATGGCGATCCAAGATAATGTCGGCGTAGTGATCTACGCCGCGCCGCAAACAACCTTTGGCACGCCAGCGGCGACGGGAGATGCTGCGGTCGGCATTGACCGCGTATCAACTACGCTCAACACGATGAAGGACGGCTTCGCCTCTCCGGTGGTTCGGCCGGATCAACAAATCGCCTCGTTCCGTCACGGCGGGCAACGGGTCGAAGGCCAGATTGAAGGCGTGTTGGCGTTGTCTTCCTGGGATACGTGGTTGCCCCGCCTCATGCGTCAATCCGATTGGGCAACGGCGCAAACCGCCTACACCCAAGCGACGGGAACGAACGTGTCCGCCACGGGCTCTGTCTTCACCTTTGGGGCGGGCTCCCTCATCACGGCGGGCTTCAAGGTCGGCGACGTGGTGCGGTTCACCACCATCCCCGCGGGCGGTGCAGCGAACAACAACATCAACTTCCGCATCACCGCCCTCACCGCCACCACCATGACGGTGTTTCCCGCGCCCACGGCGTTCACCGTGCAGACCACGTTTAGCGTGGTGCGGCCCGGTCGGAAACTGACCTTCGGGACCGCCAAACCGCTCATGACCTTGGAGCAGCGCTATTCCGACCTCGATATGTGCGAGGTGTTCGATTCCATGCGGATCGGGGGCGCTTCCATCCGCATCCCGCCAAACGGGCCGGCAGGCATCTCATTCCAGTTGCAAGGACGCCGCGGCCAAGTCTTCGATGGGTCCGGCTCGCCTTACTTCACGTCCACCACGGACGCCGCATCATCCACGATGCTTACCGGCATTGAAGGGGGCTTGCGTCTCGCTGGGGCGGAAAAGGGCGCGGTGTCGTCTCTCGACATCCAGATCAGCCATAACCTCAGCTCGCAACCCGTGATCGGCACGCCCTACGTCCCGGACATCTTCTATGGTCAGATCGTTGTGGGCGGGACCGTCACGGCGCTTCTGGAAGACAAGACGCTCATCAACGCCTTCATCAACGAAACAGCCGTTGATCTCACGGCGGTCTGCTATGACGACGCCAACGCGCCTGAGGGCTTCTTGGCGTTCAACATGCAGAACGTGCGCTTGAACGGGGCGTCCAAGCAGGTGGCGGCGTCAGGCGGGGTTATGGTCACGTTCCCGTTCCAAGCTCTCCTGCAAGCGGGCGGGTCTTCCACGGCGTTCGATCAATCCACCCTGACGATCCAGCGCAGCAACTCTTAAGCGCGTTGGTGGCTGGCCTCTTCCTTGGCGGTGCGCTCGGTGCAAGCCCACACGAGCGCACCCACCCAGCCAATCAGGGTCCATCCCAGAAACAGCGTGATGATCGTCACAGGCGCAACCGCTCGGCCTCGCATCATCGCGACGATAATGGGGAGCGTGTAGATCATCAGGGCGCACAGCCCCAAGGTGATGACGAGAATCCCGCCCGTATCCATCCAGAAATCCCCCTAACCACGTCCAAGCCTATGCTTCGCCCTGGATAAACCAACAGGGCGCATTATGCAATTTGACCTCGATGTGGTGGACACCCGGAAACGCTCGGAAGAGGGCGTGGAGCTTGTGATCGTGGGGGGCGATGGCCTTCCGGTCCTGATCCGGGGCGAACCCCTCGCCATCACCTTCGCCGGGCCAGACAGCGCCCGTTACGCCGAAGGCCTGCGCCGGGCGCAGAAGCGGCAACGCGACGCCGCCGAGCGCCGGCAGGAGCTTGGGGAAGGGGAGTTTCAAGCCATCGTCCTCGCTGAGTGCGCGATCTCCTGGAAGGGCGTCTTCACCCCGGATCAGGGGAAGGACAAGGGCAAGCCCGTTCCGTGCTCTCGGGAAGCGGCCTTGGCGCTCTTCCAGCAATATCCCTGGATCGCGTTTCAGGCAGAGCGCTTCACCGGCGTGCGTGCCAATTTTTTGCCGAAATCGTCGCCCGCGTGATCGAGCACGCCCGCCACCTTTGGGCGCAGACGGTCAAAGCCGGGGACGGCGCTTCCGTCAGTGACCACGAAAAGGCTCTCGCCAAGCGAGGCAAGGGCAAAGCGCAAGCGCAACCCCTTGAACCCCCTCCCTTGCCCGATGAAGCCCAAGGGCTTTGGGCAGCCTTCTGCGCCCTGCACCAAACGCGGGGCGGGGGCTTTGGACCGGGGCCGATCTCCTTCCACGAAATCGACGCCTATCAGCGGTTGACCGGCGCCCATCTTGACCCCTGGGAAGTCCAGGCCATTCGCGCCGTGGATATGGCCTACATGCAACATGAGGCAGCGCAGGCCAAGGCCCGCTCCCAAGAGGGGAGGGCGCACTAATGGCCACCTCAACCGCCCGCCTTGGCTTTGCCATTGAAACCGCCGCCCTTGGGGCCGGGTCTGCGGCCCTCGCGACTCTAGCAAACAACGCGGATCGCGCAGGCATTAGCGCTGACCGCGCCGCTCTGCGCATGAACGTCCTGGGCCAAGCCGCGCAGCAACCCACCCAACAACAACGGATGCTTGCCACGGCGGTGGAGGGGGTCAATCAAAAGCTGTTGGAGTTCATCCAGCGCCTTGACCTGTCTACTCAAGCGGCGCAGCGCGCGGCCCGCTCCTGGGAAAACGCCAATCGCGCAATCAGCGCAGGCCTCACCCAGAATTGGGCGGATTATCAGCGCGCCGTTATTGCGGTGTCTGAAGCCCAAGAGCGCCTTGCGGCCAGCCGGCAAATGGTCATGTCGGGCAGTGTCGGCGGGTCTGGCGGCGGGATGGAAGGCCTAGCCTCTGCCGCAGGTCGCGGGGCAGGGCAATTCAATCTTTTGACCGCGGCGGTGCAAGGCCTCGCCGGGGGCTTGGCTTTCTTCGCCGCTGGCGCTTTGACCGGGGCTATTTCCGGACTGGTGCAAATCCCTCTTGCCGCGGCGCGCGCGGAAGACAGCATCGCCAAGCTACAGGCTCGGTTGCGCTTTGCGTTTCGGGGATCGGAAGCCGCGGCCCGTATGGCGGGCGGGTCCATCATGGGCATCGCTGACGATCTTGGAATGAATTATGAGGCTGTTGCGCAGCAGTATGGTGATATGGCCATCGCTGGCCGGGCTATGGGCATGTCGTCGGGCCAAGTCGGCGGGGCGGTGGAGAGCTTTGGCCGCTTAGGGATGCTCTCTGGCGCGAACCAAAGCCAAATCAACGGGGCGATGTGGCAGGTTCAGCAGATGATGAACCTCGGCGTGTTGCGGTTTCAGGACTACCGCTACATGGCAACCAACCTTGGCGCTCTTGACGATGTGCTTGCGACAGGGGCCGGGGTCTCTGTCTCCCAGCTCATGACAATGATCTCGAACGGCGAGGTCAGCGCGCAACGCTTCTTTGAATACCTTGAACGCGGCATGGCGCAGCTCGAACAACAAGCCATGACGGCGCCTGAAACGATGGAGCGCTCCAGCGCCCGGATGTCCAACGCCTGGACCCGCCTGATGCAGGACATGGGCCAAGCGATTGAGGCCTCTAGCATGGTGCAATCCATGCAGAACCTCATCACGGCGGCGATTGACGCGGCGCGCATTGATTTGGGCTTCGGCACCGCTACCGAGCGCGGCAATGCGTTGGCCGAACGCATCAACCCGGAAACGGGGCTGACGCGCAGCCAAGAGGCATCCCTAAACCAGCTTTACCCGCGGGGCGTGCCGGGCGTCGATAGAGAGCGCGAAGCGGCTATGGCCGCCATGCGCGCGCAAAACGCCGATGAGATCTCCACGGCGTTCAATCAAGAGTCCTATCGCACCATCCGTGATCGCATCCGGGCCCGCGAAGATGAACGCCGCAACACTCTTAACGCGCAATACGAAAACGCCCTGGGCGCCCTGTCAAACCTGCAATCCCTGCAAGCGCAGCGGGGCCAAGTCGAAAGCCAGATCAACACCATCACGACGGGCATCGGCGCGGCCCAAGCGATCGGCGAAACAAGCCGCATCTCGGATCTTCAGCGCGGCCTAGCGGCGCTGAAAGCGCAGCTTGAATCAATCGTGGACCCGTTCACGCGGGCCTTGACGCAGCAGGGCGAGGCAGAGACGGCCTTGGGTCGCTTCGGTTCCCGTGGCTCCGATCTCTACATGCGCGCCTATGAGATGGACATGGCGCAAGCCGGGACGCTGGAGCGCCCTGGGGTGGATGCGGCGTTGCAGCTTGTTCTTCGGCAAGAACTAGCCGGGGCGCGGGGGCAACAGGCCTCGACCATGGCCGAGCTTGACGCCCAGCGCCAGTTTATCCTTCCCTCCATCGGCCAAGGGGCGCGAGAGCGGGCGCAGGCCGAGATTGACGCTGAGATCGCCGCCCTCACCGCTACCTATGGGGAGTATGCCAACAAGCCGGAAGTGCAGGAGATGCTCCGCATCCGGCGGGAAGTGCTGGAAGGGCAGAACGCGCTTCAGGCGGATATGCGGCTTGCCCAAGCCCAAGAACAGGCCCGTCGCGAGGGCTTGCGGCTTGAGCGCATGGCGCAGACGGCAGGCGATCCCGTGGCCCGTCGCCGCGCCCTAGAAGGCTTGGAAGCGGAGTTTGCGGAAGCCGACAACCCCGGCATGGGGGATACGACGCGGGGCTTGCAAGCGCGCCGGCCGGAAAACGAGATCGCCGACAGCCTTGCAGGGCTGGAGCGCCGCCGACAGCTCGCCTTGGAAGAATCCGACATCACCATGGGCCTCAATCGCGAGCGGCGGATTGGGCTTGAGATCAAACGCTTGGAAGAGGACTTCCGCAACCGCGGCCTTGAGGTCGCGCGCGAAGACCTTGCGATCCAAGCCCGCAAGAACATCGAAACCCAAGAGCGGGTTGAGCGAGAAATGGGCTGGATCAACAGCCTTGAGCGCTCTGGCCGCCGTCTTGGGGAGGGCTTGGAAAACATCTTCTTTTCCTCCATCCGGCAGGGCTTCTTGCGGGGTCGGATCAGCGCGGAAGACGCTCTGCGCGGCATCGCCAATATTGCCCTCGACATCGGTGAGGACATCGCCCGCAACCTTACCGCCCCGTGGCGCCGCGCCGTCACCGATGCGGGGACCAACTTCCTGCAACGCTTTCTCGGCAATCTCGGCATCAACACTGGCGGGGGCAGTGGCAACATGGCAACGATTGCCGCGGGCGGTGGCGGCGGCAAAGTGCCAAGCAAAGGCTCCGCCCTCGGCAACGCTTTCTATGACGGCAACGTCATCCCCTTCGCCATGGGCGGGGTGACGGCCTCTATGGGTTATTTCCCCATGGCCAATGGCGGGATCGGCTCTCTTGCTGAGGCGGGGGCGGAAGCGATCCTTCCTCTCGCGCGGGGGCCTGACGGTCGCCTTGGTGTGCAGAACACCGGGGACGGGGGAGGCGTGCAGATCGTCATTAACGATCAACGGGGGGCTGACGCTGAGCCCGTCGAAACCCAAGAGCGCCGTGGGCCTGACGGTCGCCGCATGATTGAGATGACCCTACGGGACAGCCAGCGCAAGAACGTCGCCGCCGGCAAGACCGACAGCGCCATGGTCAGCCGCTACGGGGCGCGGCCCTTGGTCCGCCAAGCCTAAGAGGATCGCCTATGCCGTCTTGGCCCTCTAACATCCCGCAGTATTTCAACGTGGCCGGCTTCAATGAGGAGCCGATTGACAATGCTATTCGGACCACAATGGAAACCGGAGACGTCAAAATCCGGCGACGCTTTACCGGCCAGCACTATGTAATTTCAGGCGCCATCGACATGACTGCGGCGGAGTTCGAGACGTTTCGCGCTTGGTGGCGAGACAACTTGCGCGATGGTGTGTTGTCCTTTGATTGGGTGCATCCCACGTCTCAGCAAAGCGCAACATTTTGGTGTTTGAGCTCTTACAGAGCCCCAGTTTTTGGCACCGACAACAGGCGCGTTGCGCTTCAATTCCGCGTCAAATTGGCTGACGCCTATGAGCCTGCGACCACACCAGCAATTGAGCTTGTCGCCCGCGCCGGGTCTTACATCGTGGGGCGCTAATGCGGACGCTTTCCACTCCTGCGCAAGACAGCCTGACGGATGAAACCACTGCCGAAACGTGGCTGATGCTTGTGACGATCTCGCACGCGAGCTTGGCCGCGCCTATTCGCGTCGTCCAGAACAACGAGAACATCACTTCTAGGGGCAATGAGTTTATCGCCTACGCCTTCCAAGTCGTGCTTCCAGGGCAGGGAGGCGATGGACCGGGAGAGGCGCAACTGTCGATTGACAACACCGATCGCGTGATCGTGGACACACTGCGCTCCATCACGGACGCGGCTGATGTGCTCATCGAGATCATCTTGGCCGATACCCCGGACACGGTGGAAGTTGCCTTGCCTCCCCTGAAACTGCGGGACGTCACCTATAACGTCTCAACCGTGACCGGATACCTCCGGTTTGAAGACCTTGTGACCGAGCCTGCCTGCGAGACGATCACGCCGTCTCGTTTCCCGGCCTTGTTCGCCTTGCCTCTCGTGGCGATGCTGGCGCAAGCCCTGTCCCATGGCGGCGTCTTTGGCTGATGCCGCGCCCCGACTTCCCCCCATGGGTCGCCGCCTATGTCGGCTTGC